ACCATCGATAGTAGCTACAAAATCTGGAGAGGCGCCCGTTACTGAAAGAGATAGGTTTGTTCCGAAATTAAGTGTTGGAACATTTGCACCTTCCTGAGTTCCGGAATCTTGAATAAAAGGTATGCCAGAAGCGGCATTAATAATTGCATTCTCATCGATCGTAACTCCAGAAAGAGTTAAATCGGTTCCGTCCCATAAAATATATTGAGATACGTCTCCAAAAACAAATCTTCCATTATTAAGGTCAATGTGTGCCCCTGATTCACTGCCTGAAGGCGCTGAATTCGCATCAGGAATTGAATTTACTCCGGAATTTCTCATGCTTCCTGCAGTCATAGTACCAAAATCGGCACTAATTGCTGAAAGCTCTGCAACGGTTATAGCATTTGCATCTACAGTATTAGCAAACATTATTGTAGATACTATTGAGTTAGAGGTTATAGCGTCGGCAGTAATCGACCCTGCCGCTATTTGATCGGCGGTAATCTGATTCGCCGCTATTTGATTGGCGGTAATTTGATTTGCCGCTATTAGATCGGCGGTAATTTGATTTGCCGCTATTAGATCGGCGGTAATTTGATTTGCTGCTATTAATTCTGCAGTGATACTATTTGCAAGAATATGATCAGCATTAATTAAGTCTACCGTCATTAACGTAGCCACTATAGAGCTAGAACTAACATGACGAGCTACAACACTATTTGATGCAATTAACGCGGCATAGATTTGATTTGCAGCTATTAGAGCAGCGGTAATTTGATTTGCCGCAATTTTGTCAGATCTAATAGTTCCCGTAACTACTAAATCTCCGCTAATGACTTCGTTTTGCTCATTCCAAGCTGTTCCATCGTAAATCCATACGACCTGACCTGTGGGATTTGCTTCTAAGCCCGTATAGAAAAATACTTGGTCGCCTTTAGAGGGACTGCCTGGACGATCTGACCAAGCATCCCAAGCACTTTGAGCGGCTGCAGAAGTGCTTGGTAAATTAGTTACAGGAACATTCCATCTTCCCGCGCTTCTAGTTCCTCTAATAGCTTTGGTAAAAGTTTGATCTTTTGTAAAAGTTACTAACCCTTCTACACTGATTAAAAATTGTATAGAAGCTTCTAATTCTGTAGCGCTAAATAAGCTTGCATTTCCTACAGTCGCTGTCGACCCTGTATGAGTAATCGTTCCCGCTTGTATATTGTTTTGTGCATTGACACTAAGATTGAATTCTCCAGGGCCAGGAGAACCTGAAGTAGCAGAAAGAAGATTAGCACCCTTGCTTACCTGTACTGTAGTACCAGAATTATCGAAAGATATTACGTTATATTCTGTTGGACTGACCGACTCATCTGTATCTGAAGAAAAAGACACCGCTTCATTAGAAAAATTAACTACATAACCGTCGTCTCCTTTGGTCTGTACGAAAATATCAGCTGAATAAATATTTCCGGCTCTGCTTATTTCTGCGAGAATTACATCTTTTGAAAAGTCGGGAGCTACTGTTTGTTTAAAACCAAATTTTGCTGTTTGAGTACGTAAAAATGGGTACTTAACAACCATAGTTTCATTATCGGTTATTTCTACAATTTCTCTATATTCAGACTCAGCGACTTCCGTTCCCGCAGAAGAGTTTGCCGAAACTTTGATAAAATCACCTTCAGAAAAATCAGAAGTAAATGTAGTGGAAGAGCCTGTAACAATATTACTACCAAAAACTGTATTTACTGTTCCTGAAATAGCTGTTAATCCATTAGTTAAAGACCCTAAGTCTTTAATATAAGTAAAACGAGTAATATTTCCGTCAGGATCTTCATTTGTATTATCTATGTGAAGTTGGACCGCTTTCCAAGGGTCTGATCCTGCTTCAGCAGACGATGCGTCGTAGAAAAAGTACCCAGTCTCTCCGTCAGCCAGAGAAGAAAAATCTTGTTGGTTAAATAATGGACTTCCGGCAGTAGAGAAAAAATCTACGCCTGAAGGAGGGCTGTAACTATATAAAGCATTTTCTATAGTTAGTAGCCCTGAAGACGAATTAAAAGAGACAGGAGAAGTAATAAAACCACCCTTGCTTACCCTACTAATTCTGCTGGTTTGAGGAGGAACTGTAAATATGGTTCTTGTAACATTTTTAGGTAGTGATTCTGTTTGAGGATCACCATCATTTAAAGTTATAACCGTAATTCTATAAGTTCCAGCTTCAACTCCCAAAACCTCTAAAGTATTTTGACCTGCAGGAACTATGACAGTCTCTGTATCAAATTTATTTTTACCTCGTAAAGCATGAATAACTTTGTATCCACCTAAAAATCTATAAGGAATGGTGGACGTAACTCCTAAAGAGTCTGTAAAAGTTTCTACGGCCGGGCTCCAGTTAATTACAGCTTTGGTTGAGCTTCCTACTGATTCTTCGCCAAAAGACCCAGTATTTTCTAAAACCACAGAAACGGTTCCTACTTCTGGAGGAATTTCATTGCGTCCTGCTTCGGCAACATATTTTGTAGTAAAAACAGGTTTATCTATTTCTATTTCGTCAAACTTTTCTCTAAGGTATTGAGTTGCGGCAATGCTATATTTATAACCATTCTCTTCTGTTATTCCAGCTATTCTAAATTCTTTTATCTCTTGTGTAGAAACATCTTCCTGTCTACTAATAGCCCATATAGTGTCTTGTTCGGGGGCTGAAGTAAAAGCCCCTAAAACTGTAATAGTAGAAGCACTAGTACCCGAATTTGTAATTTCTTTGACTTCTACTCGAGTATTTTTGCTGTACTGTACTACTACAGGGTCTCCATTGTCGTCCAGTAAATTTATACCTTGCTGTTCTCCAATCAGAGGTTGGGCAGAAGAATCTTCTAATAATAAAGCTCCTCTTTCATATGTTTGACCATTTATAGTAGCCGATTCTTGCTGAAGAAAGAAAGAAGGCTCTGTAAATATGAGGTATAAATTACATTCTGTTCCAAGAGTTCCAGAGCCTGGAAAATCTACTAACCTATCTAAGTTAATAGAAGTAGTAGTAGACCCTGTAGATACTCTACCGCTAGCCTCTATATTTAAATTGTTTTTGTCCTGAACATTAATAATATCTCCAGGACGCAGAAAAGAAGCATTAATAGAAGTAGTAAAACTTACTATCTCCGTTTCTTTGGTATCTGTTGCTAGGTGCCAGTTGCCAACTCTTCTAGCCTGCCCTTGAGAAGTACAGCCAAAAGCTACTACATCTTTTGAAACTATTCTGTTTTGGGAAAGTATATTAGCGGTATCATCTATAGTTAAAACGGTTTGTTTATAGAATTGAGTTGGATCATTCCAACTTACGTTTACTTGATTAATTCTAGCTCTTTGTCCTGTATAAGTATAATCAAAAAGCCCATTCTCTACATTGCCTTGTGTAAAAGTATATACAGGTTCTTTTGGTTTATCCTGAACGGAGGTAATTTTACCATCTATCCAAAACATCATTGAGCGAAAAGTACTATTTAAATCCTTTAGTACTTTGTACGCCTCTTCCTGAGACTTTAAATATACATTACAAGAGAAACGAGGTTCTAAACCTCCTTTTCCGTCTGGAACTAGCTCATCACAATAACGACCAATCTGATATAGAGCAAAAATGTCTATATCAGAAGTTTTTAAAAAATCTCCAAGACCGTATCTTGTATTAGTAAGAATATCATAAAAAACCCACGCAGGATTATTAGTGTAAACTAACTCTTGCCTAAACCCGCCGGTCCACGGTTGATAAGAAGACTCTCTATCTCCTGTTGAACTGTTTCTAGTATATTCTGCTTGATTACTAGAAAGCTCTTCTCTTGTAATGTAGTTATCTGGAACTGCGATTTTTTTACCGCGAAGGTGGTAAGCTCTAGAAGGTGGGGAGCTGAAATCTTTTGCAGAAAAAGCACTAACGGCGTAGGCTGTTCCTGGGTAGGAGAAAAGATCGGTTATACTAGCAGTAACACTCTTAATCACGGCTTTTGCTATAAAAGAATTATTATTATAAGTGTATTCTCCTACTTTAGAAGGAGATACTCTTCTTATCTCTATTTGCCAATCAAATAAAGGTTTATAATCTTTTAAGTCGATTTCGTAACTTACGATAAAGCTAGTATTTTGCCCTTTTTTAGATATAAGAGCGTCCCCTCTACTTCCTTTAGGCACATCTCTTCTATAACGCCCTGAATTCTTTCGTTCGTAGAAATTTTTATATTGGTCGAACTTATCATATGCAGAAGAAGTTTCTCCATCTCCCTTCTCCCAGTAGTATGTTCCTCCCAAATTTATACCATCTATAAAGTCCGAACCTCCATAGTCAAAACCATGTATAAGTTCTTTGGTAAAATTAGATTGAGTAGAAGAAGTTTTATAAAGCAGTATAATTTGAAACTCAGCATAAGCATTCCTACTTTCTCCATCCCTTCCATTTAATTGTAAACCTCCAGGAAACTCTATATCTACTTGTAATTTATCTATTTCTTGTACAGAGTTTTGCCCAAAATTAAAAGAGGTAGAGCTAATGGGAGTAGGGGCTTGATTTCCTCCAATAGTGCCTAAACTACAAAAAGATAAATCTTGCCCAACGCCAATAATATAGGAGGCTGAAGGAGTATTATTACTCATCCTGAAAGGTAGTTGAGTTATTGAGCCTCTTTTTACATAAGACCACGCATTATCATATGTAGTATTATCATTTTGATTGTTTATAAAACTAGAGTTTGTACTTCCAGAAGAAAGCTTTGCTCTCGCTTGGGTTACATCAGTTTCCACTGCGGAGTCGAGAGTAGCAGTATCTGAGGAGCCTATACTTACTAATTTTTTTACTTCGTCTACAGAGACTGCCGCACCAGAGCTTACAGAAGTGCCAATAGGAGGATATATAGTAGCAATTTCATCAAAAGAGCCTGTAAATCCTGTAATAACCCCTGCATAGTCCCTGCCGTCTGGCCCCGCTCCCTCAATTCGAAGAGTATGCTTTACATTATCTATTATTGAAACTTTTCTAGCATCACTTCTAAAGTGCTTAGTGTGTTTTTCTAAGAAGAAATTGGACGTTGCTACAGTGATTTCATCGGAACCTGCGGAAACATTAGAGTCTAAAGTAGTAGCTCTACCTGCTCCCTGAATTTGAATATATTTATCTGGGCCTCTTCCTGCTAAATCAATGCCTGCAAATAAACCATTAGCATTAGTAATAGAAGTGCCAGATACATCTATAAATCTAAGCCCCCCTTGCAGGCTTATTACGGTCTCTTCCGAGGATAAAGCTACTCCGTTATAATAAATACCGGATTGTCCACCAACTACCCCCTCTATTTCACCTTCAGAAATTAAGTCAGTTATTGTTCCATATTGATTTTCTGTTATTTTTGGCATTTATATTCCTTAACCTATAACCTGAGCACCTATTTTTTCTATTTCTTCGGGAGAAATAAAAAATGAAATTAGTTGGGCCTGTTCATAGCTTTGTGCACTAGCCAATCCAGAAGACCCAGTAATTGGAAATGTAAACTCTCCCAGTTGAATTTCTGCCTGAGGATAAATCGGGGAAGAGCTATAGTAAGTGCTTATTGGAGCCCCTCCAATCACAAGTTCTCCATATAGAATTGGTATTGGAATTCCTTGTGCGACAGTATTTGCGGGACCATTAAATAAATAACTTTCTCGACTGTCCGGTTCTGTTTCAGGTCCGGGGGCTAAAAGTTGAGTGACTCCGTTTAAGCCAAGATTTATAGCGAGAGCAGTTCCTACCTTAGCGACAGTCGCTGCTGCAGCATAATATGCTGCTCCCGCCTCTGCTGAACCTGCAGTATAAACAGCAAGGTCCCCTAGTCCTGTTAAAAAGCTACTCGCTCCCGCAGTAGCCACCGCTAAAACAATTGCTGCGAGTATTTTAGCTCCTCCTGATTTGGAACCTGCTGGAACTTCTGTAATAATAATATCTTCATTGTTTAAAGAGAGAAGAAGCTCTTCTGGTTCTTGTAAAAATTCAGAACCTCTTTTAATGTCAAATCCCACACCACTTTCGTAAGCTTGAATTAAATAGTTACGAAAACCTGGAGTCTGGCACTCGATTAATTTAAAAATATCTCTAATAGTATTGCAATTTGTATTCCACTTCTCACCAAATTGAGCAATACCGCCATTTAAATAAACTGTTTGCATCTTACATATCTCGTTACGTGCTGACCCCAACCGGAGTGTAATGATTCTCTACAAGAGAGCCTGTTTATAGCGTGGTGAAGAAAAATATCTTCTCCCAAATATATGCCACAATGATTTGGAACATTACAAAATACATTAAATATTATACCGTCATGTTTTTGTGGGCTTTCTACTTCTACAAAGCCGAAACTTTCAAATAGAGTATCAAAATAATTTAATCCCTTATCCCACCAGTCGTCTTCAAAAAGAATAGTTGGAATATCTAAGTTTAGTTCTTGTTTATAATAATCTCTAACTAATGAAAAACAGTCGCTCTGCCCAAAACTATAATCTCTACCTAATAAAGGATTTCTTAACTTTTTAGGGGTATATTCGTATTTTTCAAAACTTGGTAAAGAATATATAATAAAAGGTATACCCAAAAAATCACTAGTTTTTTTGTCGTAATCACTCGGCTCACAGCTAGAATCTGGATGGCTATGTACTATTGCATATATATCACCAGAAAGGCTAGCTTTTATGTAGTCTTCTGCCGAAATTATAAAGTCTTCCTTTTTGTTTTCTGCTACATTCTCACAGGGAACCCAATAAATTTTACCCTTTTTATTAACTAAGAGGCCGCAGCCCTCTTCTGGATAAATTTCTGACAAGTATTCTAATATCTCTTTATCTTTGTTGTGCACCCGGAAATCCGCCAAATCTAAGATGGTTGTTATTTTGATCTACATTTGCGCCGCCTACAGGAGCATTTCCAGTTTTTGCTCTGTAACGCAATGCGCATGAATTTACTCTTTTTCCGCATTTGTCCCCTGCAGTCCAAAAAGCCCCTTCCTGAAAACTTTCAGCCCCATAAACATGAGTCTTTTTAACTCTCCATAAAGTACCTGAATCTAAAATATTAGTATTATGCCTGGATTCTTTATAGGTGTATACGGTACCGGAGAAAGAAGTCTCATAGACTCTCACTCTTCTCCAGTTAAAATTATCAGAGTCGGAAGGTGAAGATACTGGACTAGATTGGCTTTGCAAGGCTTGCCAGTAATCATTTGCAGAAATACTAGTAATGGTGCCATCTGCATTGACCCTATTTAGAGTTGTACTAGTGCTATAGTAAGAATTTTGTGTTACCGAAGAACCTACAGGATTAAATGTAGTACTAGCTGGAATTATATACTCATCAAACTCGTTTAAATAAACGGTTCCCCCTCCCTGACTAAGGTTTTGCCAAGTGCATCCTCCTCTTTTTTGAGCAAATCCTTTATACTGCCAAGTACATGCACCACCAACTACAGTTCTTCTAGGAAGTTGTATTCCTGCTAAATCGAAAGGAGCTGCCAACTCAAAAGTTGCAGAAATAATATTTTTGCTTTTAAGCCTATCTATTACATAAACCATCCTAGGGAACTCTACAGGAGCGTTTCCTGCTCCTGAATCGTTAGACTCTCCAACCAAGTATTTTTTTAAAGTACATCTTCGAGTCAATCTCTTACCTATTAAATCCTGATAGTCTAATCCGCCTATTTCATCAGAAAAAACACTTTCTATATTGGCTACAGTCATTTCTGGTCTTGAATAAGCGCCGTCCGAATTTATGTCAAATCCTTCCGCTTGAATAGGTATCGCTACATAAGTTAGCACAGTTCCTGAAGAATCTCTAAACTGAATTTCGGTTAGGTCATCATCTAGCCCTTTAAAAAAATGAGCGAAAGATCCTTCGGCATACTCTAAATCATATAGTATAATTAACTCTGAGCCAGGGTCTTGTTTTTGTACGGTTTTTATAATATCTGTCATGCTTCATATACTCGTCGAAAAGTTGCAGAACATGAATTAATTTCATTATTTACATAAATTTGGTTATAGTCTTCACACACGACTTTAATTGTGGTCTCTCCGCCTCCTCCGTCAGGGTCTGGAAAAGTAAAGTCAAAAGCAGTAACGCCTGCTTGAGCATCAAAAAAATCTACAATGTCGTCAATTTCCTGTTTTGAGCGATTATTGAAGGAGATTGCAAAATTTTGGGTTAAGTTATTAATCCCGTCTTGAAGACGTTGTTCATAACCATCTCCAAAAGAAACTTTTAGAACTCGAGGTTTAGTAGATTTTCTTAGATTTTTATCTGGATTTGCAAACCCCGTTACTCCTCCGACATTAACTCCAAGTGCCATTATGCTGCTCCATACGGACTAAGTATTCCGCCCGGCCTTTTCTGTCTTTGTAACTCTTCTTGCACTGCGCCAGCGATTAATTTGCCTAAGTTTGCTCCCTGCTGTCCATCGCTTTGGCTATCAGTTTGTGAATTTCCTTGACTGTCCATAGAAACGTTTACAGTTACATTATTATTTTGACCCGCACCGTTCATTGAAACTGGAATTGCTTTTCCATCCGGAAGAGGTACAACGGCTTCGTTCATCTTACCTTCGCCAACAAGCCCTAGTGTTGGACGCTTAACAATTCCTCCGTTCGCGTATCCAGTAACTCCCCCAGGCATGATACCTCCAGAAGCTGCCCCAAAAATACTTTTTATAGTACTTCCAAAACCACCGTCCCCACTTAATATAGC